TTCAGTAGAAGTTGCTCCTAGAATGCAAGCCTATTTGGATATCTTGTCCAGAGCTGCCAAAAAGTGAATTTAACATTTATTCAAACAATAAACCGTAAGAGGTAAATTTCAAATGCAAATGTATAACACACAACATTTGCAGGAAAAGTGGGGACCAGTCCTCGATTATGATGGAGTTGATCCAATCAAAGACGCACATCGTAGATCCGTCACCGCTATCCTGTTAGAAAACCAAGAAAAAGAATTAAGAGAGGAAGCATCATTCCTATCTGAGCAACCAACAGTAACCACACAGTCAGGTGCAGCAGCAGGTTTCTCTGCTGACGCTAGTAGTCCTGTTGCTGGTTTCGACCCAGTATTAATCAGTCTAATTCGTCGTTCAATGCCTAACTTGGTGGCATACGATTTAGCTGGTGTACAACCAATGAATGGTCCAACTGGACTTATCTTCGCAATGAGATCCAAGTTCAAGACTCAGGATGGTTCTGAAGCTTTATTCAACGAAGCAGATTCAGCATTCTCTGGACAGAACGAAGGATTCGATCTAACCAATGGTATGACAGGTGCTAACGTTGGTTTAGGTACAACTGCACAACAAGGTTCTAACCCATCATTACTTGATGGTTCTGCATCCCCAACAGACGCTACTGACTACAACGTTGGTCAGGGTATGAGGACAGACGAAGCTGAAGATCTTGGTACTTCAGGTGACTCTTTCAACGAGATGGCATTCTCCATCGAGAAAGTTACTGTTACTGCGAAGTCAAGAGCTCTAAAAGCAGAGTACAGTTTAGAACTTGCTCAAGACCTTAAGGCAATCCACGGATTGAACGCTGAGGCTGAGTTAGCAAATATTCTTTCAACAGAAATACTTGCTGAAATCAACAGAGAAGTTATCAGAACAATTTACAACGTAGCGAAGCCTGGTGCTCAGAACAACGTTGCTACAACTGGTACATTCGACTTAGACACAGACTCTAACGGAAGATGGAGTGTTGAGAAGTTTAAGGGTCTCATATTCCAGATGGAAAGAGATGCTAACGCTATCGCACAGCAAACTCGTAGAGGAAAGGGTAACATGATCATGTGTTCAGCAGACGTTGCTTCTGCATTAACCATGGCTGGTGTACTTGACTACACTCCTGCTCTTAACGCTAACCTTAATGTAGATGACACAGGCAACACATTTGCTGGTGTTTTACAAGGTAAGTACAGAGTGTACATTGACCCATTTGCTGCTAACGTTGCTAATACTCAGTATTACGTTGTTGGTTACAAAGGTTCATCTCCTTACGACGCTGGATTATTCTACTGCCCATACGTTCCTTTACAAATGGTTCGTGCGGTTGGTCAGGATACATTCCAACCAAAAATTGGATTCAAGACCAGATATGGTATGGTTGAGAACCCATTTTCACAAGGACTTACTGCAGGTGCTGGTGCACTTACACGTAATAAGAACGTTTACTACAGAAGAGTTGCTGTTGCAAACCTTATGTAATATAAATATCTCGTTCGAGATAACAGAGACTCCTTCGGGGGTCTCTTTTTTTGTCAATGTTTGGAAACCTAAATAATGTTACAGGAGGCTAAGACAAATGTTACACTTATTAGGTAGAGGACAAGAACCAGAATGGGACGAAGATAAGCATGGTATCGATGAGGTCTTTGCTTTTCTGTGTTACCGTGGAATTCACTATGCAAAAACAGTTTATATAGATTTTACAATGGAAAGTCCTTCTTGGTTTCTAAATAATCCAAGGAAAGATGATACTACAGCTAACACCTAACACACATCCAATACTGCACGAAAGAGTAAAACCGTGTAGTGAGGATTTAGATCGTCGTGAAATATCTCGTATTCTGAAAGAGAATATGATTCATTACGAAGGGATTGGACTGTCTGCAAATCAAATTGGTATTGGTGAAAGAGTATTTGTAATGGTGTTAAATATCGAAACAGAAGAAACAATTACTTGTTTCAATCCTCATATTATCAAAAGATATGAGGATGATGTTTGGTGTGAAGAAGGATGTTTATCGTTTCCTGATGAGATTATAAACATTCAAAGACCAGATAGAATTGTTGTAAAATATGAAGATGAAAATAAAAAAGATCATAAAATAAAATTAAATGGTCTTGCAGCAAGAGTATTTCTACACGAGTTTGACCACTTAGAAGGAATTGTTTTTACTGAAAGACAATAAATAATCAAAAAGATAATGACTAATTCGGCATTTGGAAAACAAATACAAAATCGAAATTTTCTATCAGGAGTAGCGTTCAAATTCAATTTGGCAAAGTTTCCGAAGGTTGACTTTTTCTCAAATTCTGCTAGAATACCAGAGTTGAACCTCGAACTTACTACTCAACCATCATACTTAAAAAATATTGATGTACCTGGTGAAAGACTTACATATGGAGATTTTACACTTCGATTTTTAGTTGATGAAAATATGGAAAATTATATTTCTGTTTATAACTGGTTAACAGGATTAGGATTTCCAGAAACTACTAAAGAGTTTGCTGATTTAATTAAAGATAAAGATGGACAAAGAGATCCAAAAGAAGCATTTTGTGACGGTACACTACGAATATTGAATAGCAATTTTAGAGAAGTTGCAAAAGTTAAATTTAATGATTTATTTCCAACATCATTAACATCATTAGATTTTGATGCAACAAATACTGATGTTCAATACTTTACAGCAGAGGCAACTTTTAAGTATACTGTATATAAGATATCTAGCAGCATTACATGAATCTTGAGCAAATTCAGGAGATGTGGGAGAAAGACTCCAAGATCGATCCTGATAATTTACATGATGAATCATTAAAGATACCAACTCTTCACTCAAAGTATTATACACTTTATAATACTATTACTTTAATGAGAGAAAAAGCAAGGTCACAATATAGTAAAGTTAGACTGGAAAGATATAATTATTATACTGGAAAAGCAACTGCAGAAGTATATGCCGAAGAACCATTTCCATATAAAGTTAGAGAAAAAGACGCAATTCAAAGACATCTTGAAGCAGATGATAAGATGAATAAAATTGATATGAAAATTAAATATTATGATATAATGTTAAAATTTTTAGAAGAAATTATAAGGACAGTATCAAATCGAACATATCAAATTAAAAATGCAATTGAATGGAATAAATTTCAAGCAGGGTTTAATTAATAAATAGCTTCATAGAGTTATTAATAAAATGAAACCAACTCCAAAAGAAACAAAAAAAATTCACGAAAACTATGAGAAAGTGAAAAATCATCTCATTGAAGAGAATTATGCAGTAGATAGTGATTCTGCAGATAAAATAATTTCAGGTATGAGTCAAGATTGGTTTGATACAATAGTGGGGTAATATGCCTTTTCTTCAAACAATCGGTGGAGGTTCTTCAAAAGGATTTGCAAATCGACTTGCAATGAAATATCATACTCAAGAATTTAATTACACTGGTTCAGTTCAAACTTTTACGATTCCTGCAGGAACACAAAATATTACTGCACATGTATTTGGTCCTGGTGGAGGTGCAGATGGTTCTTATGCATCTTCTGGAGGAGCAGGTGGTTATACGGTTGGTCAGATAAATCCTGTAGTAGGTGGTAGTTTAAAAATAATAGTTGGTGGTGCTGGTAGAATGGGCCAACAAAATAATGGATCTGCTGGTGGGTATAGTGCAGTTTGTACTCCGAACTGGGCTGGTTCAAATGTTGATACAGATCATGCTGCTTGTATTCTTGTTGCTGGTGGTGGTGGAGGTATTAGTGAATACGAACTTGTATCTTCAACTCCATTTGGTGGAGCAGGTGGTGGATCTACAGGACAACAAGGTGGATATAGTGGTGCAGCAAGAAGTGGTAGTGGGACAGGTGGCACACAATCTGCGGGAGGAACATATCCAGGTCAAGCTGGTGGAGGAGCATGCTCTGGTGGAACATCTTTATGTGCAGGATATAAACTAAGAGGTGGTCAATCTTGCGGTAATAGTCCAGGTGTTTCTAGTGGAACTCAAGGATGGCCACAACAAATTTATGGTGGAAATTGGGGTGCAGCTGCTGGAGGTGGTGGTTGTAATGGTGGTGGCGGTGGTGCAGGATATTATGGTGGTGCTGGAGCTGGTCATACCTCTGCAACGTATGGTAATAGCGGAGGTGGTGGCGGTGGATCAGGTTATACAGGAGGGTCTGGATCGTATACTACATCAAATGTAGGAACTCATAATGGTAATGAAGGTGCGGTTTCATCACAGGCAACGAATAGTGGATACCTAACAAGCGGAATA